TGCTCTCACACATCTCTGCGAAATTACGAAACTCAGTTTTATTTTGTTCTTTATGTGAAAAGGAAAAAATGACAGCGGGCAGACCACCGAAACCAAACGAAATCAAAAGAGCAACTGGCAACCCAGGCCAGCGGCCTTTGCCTGCGTTGGCATCGGTCACGCCACTGGCGATGGCACGCGAAATCCCACCAACACCTGCCTATCTTCAAGCAGAAGGCGCAAAGTTATGGGAACGCGCATGGGCCTATGCAATTACGTGGCTCTCTCCTGATTCAGATATGCAAGCAGTTGAAGCAGCGTGCCGATTGGCTGATGCAAACGTTGCTGCGCAAAATAAATTTATGGCAACACTTGAAGCAGCCGATGCACGTGCGTTCACAGCAGTCAATAAAGCCTTTCGTGAATCATTGGCGGCGCTAGGTTTTGACCCAACATCACGTTCACGTCTTGGAGTTGCTGAAGTTCAAAAGGCCAGCGCTCTTGATGAATTGATAGCGCGAAGAGAGAAGCGAAACTAATGAGCGCCATTGGGGGATGGCCACCAAAGTATCTGTCTAAGGTTTCAGATAATGAATACCACAGCAGCCGCGGTGACCAAGTAATTGATTTTGCTGAAACGCTTTGCAAGATAACTAAAGATTCTGTTGCAGGCCACGCAGGTGAGCCTTTGATTTTCCGTGATTGGCAAAAGGAACTTACTCGCAATCTCTTTGCTGTCAAAGACAATGGATATTTGAAACATAAGATTGCCTTGATTGGGCTTCCCCGCAAGCAAGGTAAATCAGCCTGGCTCTCTGCTGTGGCTCTTGAGCATCTGGCACTGGGTCCGTCAGGTGGCGAAATTTATTCTTGTGCCGCTGACCGCGACCAGGCCCGCATTGTTTTCAATAATGCCAAAGAGATGATTCGCTTGGAACCAGAGTTGCAATTCTTGCAGGTTTATCGCGATGCAATTTACAATCCAAAGAACGGTGCAAGTTATCGCGTTCTCTCTGCTGAAGCATTTACCAAAGAAGGTCTATCACCAACCTTTGTTGCCTTTGACGAATTACACGCGCAACCCAACCGTGAACTCTTTGATGTAATGTCACTTGCGATGGGCGCACGAACAGAGCCAATGTTGGTGGCAATTACCACCGCGGGTGTTAAGACAGATTCAAGCGGTAAAGATTCACTGTGCTATGACCTTTACAATTATGGCAAGCGCATCGCATCAGGTGAAGTAGATGATTCAACATTCTTCTTTGCTTGGTATGAAGGCGATGAAAACCTTGATTACAAAACAGAAGATGCGTGGAAATTAGCAAACCCTGGATACGGCGACATTTGCGCCGCTGATGATTTTGCCAGCGCGGTATTGAGAACACCTGAAGCAGAGTTCAAAACAAAACGATTAAACATCTGGACTTCGACTCAGACCGCGTGGCTTCCTCACGGAACTTGGGAAGCGTTGGAAGATAAAGAGCGAACACCAGAACCAGGTGAAGAAGTCATTTTGGCATTTGATGGTGCGTTCTCTAATGACTCCACTGCTTTGGTTGCGTGGTTACTTGGTGGAGATAAACCACATTTGATGGTTGTTGGATTATGGGAAAGGCCGCAAGATGCAGACAACACGTGGCACGTCCCAGTTGCAGAAGTCGAACAAACAATTATCAACACTGCACGCGATAATCGTTTTAGTGTGCGAGAGATTGTTTTCGACCCTGCCAGATGGCAGCGAACATTTATGGTTCTCGACGAAGAAGGATTGCCAGTAGTTTCATACCCCAACAGCGCAGAGCGTATGGTGCCAGCAACACAGAAGTTTTATGAAGCAGTTGTCAATGGTTCATTCACACACGATGGCGATGAAAGACTTGCACGCCACGTCAACAACTGCGTGACTAAACAATCTTCACGCGGTGTGATGGTTTCCAAATCATCAAGCAAGCGCAAGATTGACGCCGCCGTTGCTTCCATTTTTGGCTATGACCGCGCAACTGCTGCGCCAGAACCTAAACAACCAGTTCCAAAATTCTTTTCACTTAATCTCTAAGGAGCCACAATGAAGAAAATAGATTGGGCAGTAGCCGCTGAAGTTCTTGGCGTGGCTCTATTTACAGTCGGGGTTGCAATGATTTCGCTTCCGTTAGCGTTGATGGCGGTTGGCGGATTCCTAGTTTGGGCAACGGAGAAGTAATGACTGCTGGGTTGTATAATTTCACAATAGACCAAGGTTCAAATTGGAACCTGAATGTAATTTACAAAGATGCAAATGGTGCTGTCATAAATTTGACTGGCTATACAGCGGCAATGCAATTGCGTCAAAATTACAATTCAGATTCTGCTGAACTTACATTGACCACTAGCAATGGTGGCATTGTTATTACTGGCGCACAAGGAAAACTTGTTTTGTCTGCAACTGCAGCACAAACTGGCGGCCTTGATGCTGGCTATTATGTTTATGATTTAGAAATTGCTTCAGGCGGGGTTGTAACAAGATTATTCCAAGGTCAAATCACAGTTGCAGGTGAGGTAACCCGTGTCTAACAATATTGAGATTTTTGAAGATATAAACACCGTTGTTGTTAGCGATGTTGGTGTTGCTGGTCCACAAGGTCCTACTGGTCCTACTGGTCCTGCAGGTGCAACTGGTCCTGCTGGTGTAACAGGTGCAACTGGTGCAACTGGAGTTCAAGGCGTTACTGGTGCAACTGGTCCTGCAGGTGCAACTGGTCCCGTAGGTGCAACAGGAGCAACTGGTGCAACAGGTGTTCAAGGTGTAACTGGTCCTGCTGGCTCAACTGGCGCAACTGGCCCTGTCGGTGCAACTGGAGCAACTGGTGCTACTGGCGCACAAGGAATTCAAGGTATTCAAGGTATTCAAGGAGTTGTTGGAGCAACTGGTTCTACAGGTCCACAAGGAAATGTAGGTGCCACAGGTCCTGCTGGTGCCACAGGTCCAGTAGGAGCAACTGGTGCAACTGGTCCTAGCGGTGCTACTGGTCCAACTGGTGCGACTGGTCCACAAGGTGCTGGAATTCAAATTCTTGGTTCTTATCCAACTTATGCTGCATTAATTGCTGCACATCCAACTGGCAACGCTGGAGATGCATACATTGTTGCTGGTGATTTATATGTTTGGAACACATCAACAAGTTCTTGGGATAACGTTGGAAATATCCAAGGTCCAACTGGTGCGACAGGTGCAACAGGTCCTATTGGCGCAACTGGCGTTACAGGTCCAGTTGGTGCAACTGGCGTTGAAGGCCCAACAGGTGCGACAGGAGCAACTGGCCCAATTGGAGCAACAGGTGCAAGTGGTGCAACTGGTGCAACTGGTCCGACGGGTCCACAGGGAATTGTTGCTGGTCGTTATTATTATTTCAATTCTTCGATTACAGAACTCACTGGATTTAAGCAACTTGGTGAGGACCCAGTATCTGCTTCTGAAAGCACAACAACTGTAAATATTGCTGGCAATTCAACATCTTTAATTGCTTCATATATTTCTACTCCATTTGATTTCACTCTTATTCCAGGTGGAACTCAACGTTTCATTATGCAAATGATTAAACCTGCAAGCAATGATGGTTTATCAACATTTGTTCGCTTAAAACTTGCAAGCAATTCTGGAACTGTAATTTCAACTATTGGAGATTCAGATACAGTTGAAACTGGTTGGAATGGCGCTGGCTCTCCAGCAGTAACTGAAGTTGATATTACTTTGCCAACAACTTCAGTCTCTGTTGGACAACGTATGATTGTTGAAATTTATGGCGTCAATGGTGATTCAAGTGCGCACAATTATAGTTTTGTTACAGAAGGCACCACACATTATTCGTATGTTTTAACAACTCTTGAAGCGCCACAAGGTCCACAAGGTCCAACAGGTGCAACTGGTGCCACAGGCCCCGTCGGTGCCACAGGCGCAACAGGTCCTACTGGACCTATTGGTGCCACAGGCCCAATCGGTGCGACAGGTGCCAATGGCGCAGATGGTGCAACAGGTGCCACAGGACCAACAGGGCCAATCGGTGCCACAGGCCCACAAGGTGTGCAAGGTGATGTTGGTGCAACAGGACCAGTTGGTGCTACAGGGCCAATCGGAGCAACAGGACCAGAAGGTGCTACAGGACCAATCGGTGCAACAGGACCAGTTGGTGCAACAGGACCTGCTGGTGCTACTGGCGCTACTGGACCACAAGGCGTTCAAGGAATCCAAGGTGATGTTGGTGCTACAGGACCAATCGGTGCTACAGGACCTGCTGGATTAGATGGAGCAACAGGTGCAACAGGACCTGTAGGCGCTACAGGACCCGTTGGTGCAACAGGACCAGTTGGTGCAACAGGACCAGTTGGTGCAACAGGACCAGTCGGCGCAACAGGACCCGCTGGTGCAACAGGACCCGCTGGAGCAACAGGACCAGTTGGAGCAACAGGCTCTACTGGTGCAACTGGTGCAACTGGTGCAACAGGCCCTGGCGCAGATGCTTTACCAGTCAGTTTTATGCTCGGTGGAATGTAAATAACTAGGAGAAAAAAATAATGCCAACCACATACAAAGTTTTAGGGCAATCAAACCCATCGGCAACAACAGCAACAACCCTATACACAGTACCTTCGGCAACACAGTCTATTGTGTCAACCATTACAGTATGTAATCAAGCAGCAACTGCTGGTACCTATCGCATCGCTATACGCGTTGCTGGCGCATCCTTGGCTGCTAACCAATATGTGGCTTACGATGTATCGCTACCTGCTAATACAACCGACACCTTGACTTTGGGTGTTACCTTGGCTGCAACAGATGTAGTTACTGTCTATGCCTCATCTGCAAACTTCTCATTCGCAGCGTTCGGAAGCGAGTTGTCATAATATGTCAACAGGAAGATT